CAGTGGCGAATAAGTATTCCGCCAAACAACCTCTCTGGTTATTGTCCACGAACTCAAAGCTACAAAAAAAACCCTAGATAGTATTTTACCTAGGGTTTAACATCAAATGAAAAACAAAAACTATCTCATAAACGCCTCAAAGCACGCCTGTGAGCAAATATCATTACCATAACAAGGGCGGTCGCAAACTCTGCAATAGCCTCCCTCGTAATCATCTGGCGGTGTGTGATCATAAAATTCCATATCACCTTTTTTTAATTTCATCTATCCTTTCCTGGAAATCCCATATCTTATCACTAAGATACAAATAATCTGCTGGTAACATTTTATCAGTAATATTACTAATGCTCTTTAAATAGTATTCAAATGGCTCATCCATTGTTATAGCGTATTAAAGTAAATGATATTATAAACATAACCATCGCATCCCATATAGCTTGGAATCTAATGCCCAGAGAAAATCCCCAGGCAATAAATCCCACTATCAAAACAATCCTTACCCTTTGCTGCAAACTCATAATCTATAAATCGTAATAAATAAAAAGTATTAAATCTAAAAAGGCATACATCGAAACATAAGCCATAACATTAAAAGCTAATGCGCCTAAAATAATCTTAGGTTTTGTTAGCTCTTCTAAAACTTCCCACTCCGTAGAGTTAGTGATTTTGTGTATTAAATTTTTCATATTAAATAGTTTGATTTATTCAAAAGTAATAAAATATTAACATATTGCAAAAATATTTACAGTTTATTTCTATAACGCAAAAAAGGGCAACCGATTAGGGTTACCCTCTTTATCATAATTCTCATTATGCTATTTTAGCTATATCCTCTGCTTATGCAGTTTCTAACGCACTTTTAGCAGTTGAGAAAGTTCCTTGTACAATCGCATTAGGTAGGTAGTTAGTTAAAGCTACTCTCTCCATTGCTCGTACAGTTACAAAATTCTTTTGGAAGTTATCGCTGTCCTCTCTTGAGAACTCAACAGCTAGGTTTTCTCTGATCCAGAGTTGGCTAGACTGGCGTAGGTTTCCTACTAAGAATTTTCCAGCAGTTACAGCAGTATTTACTGTCACAGGGATTCCATTGATTGTTGGCTGTAAACCGCTAAAGATTTGATTTCTCAAGTACTCATTAGCAGTAGATTTCAACAAGATCATTTTATGTAAATCTGTTGGATTCAATAAAATAGTATCCGCCTGGTAGTTAGATAATGCTAGTTGGTTTAAAGCTACAGTTAAAACATCAAACTCATTAGCTGATTCGATAGCTAAAGCGAAATCTCCAGCTGCAAATGCAGTACCATCAGTAAACAATCCATCTAGGTTTGGTGATGATCCATCTCCATTTAAAATTTGGTTATCCTCTACAGAAAGTACTTTCTCTGGTACTCTAGCTGATAGATATGATGTTAATTGCTTAATATCATCTAGCATCTCTCCTGTGATTCTCATGTAAGTACCGATTTTCTCGACATTTACAGTAGATGCAGCTAGATCAAAATCTGATTGTCCAAATGCAGCAGCCTCAGCAGTAGTTCCAGCGTTATCGGTATATGCTGATTCTTTAGGGAAACGAATAGTTTGCCCATCAGTTGATCCTAAAGGTAGTAAAGAGCGAATATGTACTGAGCGGCTAGGATCATATTTGATTTGATCTACGATAGTTTCAGCAGCAATTACTCCTGTAACATCAGCGCCTAAACTCATATCTGCTTTTACTTCAAAGCGAGCAGCGTTAGCGTTTCCTTTTACCATTGCATCGATTGCGCCATCTTTAAGCGCTCCCTCGATAGCTGATTTAAATGATTTAGGAGTAGCTCCAGATGCAGTTTTCTTAGCAGCCATTTCCATTTCATCCATTCTTTTGTTAAGAGCTTCGCTCTTCTCCACATATTGTGAAGTTAAGTTATCAATCTCTGATTTTAGAGATGATTCCATTTCTCCTTTGGCGTTATCTTTCGCCTGGTTAAATGCTTTCTCGATTCTCTCATCAACTATGTTTCCGATTTGATCGAGTTCTTTTTTAATGTTATCCTCCATGATTATTTTTTAAGAGTGTTAAACAAATAGTTATAAATCTCGCTATTATCAGCTTTTACTTCGATCGGCTCAGTGATTTCTATATCCATCGGCTGAGTGACATTAACATAAATTGATTTTAGCTTTAGTATTTCCGCCTCTAAGGCGTATCCCAGATCATCAGAGATTTCTCCCTTTCTGATTAATTGAGCAAGTTTATCATATCGATTGGCTATCTTCTCTGGATCTACATTACCTTTTACATCCATGATCATAGCTTGATCATTAGCTGCTAAGGTAACTGCTGAGATCTCAAATAATTTAACCTCATTGATATGGCGGTATCCATCGGATCCCATTTCTTTTTGGATTGGTAAAATCCCTACAGAGTTTTCAGTGATCACTCCAGCTTTCATTAGTTCTACTACATCTTTTCCTAATTGTGTTTTAGGAATTTGCGCCTCAAACATTAAACCTTTATCATCCTCCTCTAGGTGTACCATTTTACCTAGTGGCTTATCCATATCATGCTGATACAAATATTTGATTCTCTGCCCATTTTCTTGGATTGTTTTTTTGTATGCTCCTTTGTTGATTACATCGCCATCGGAATCTACATTACCAAAAACAGATCCATAACCTTTTACAACTCCAGCGGCAGCATCGGCATCTACCAGCTCGCCTATTTGAGTTGATTTATAAATCATTGTGTTCATATTGCAAATTTAATAATTAAATATTACTTACTGAGAATCCCTCTATTTTACCAGCTGCCTGGGCATCCTCTTTAGGAAATGGTGCTACAGAGCATCGGCAATTAATTACATTTTTAGCACTACCAGCTGGATCTCCAGGATTGAATAATAATTCGCCACCTACTGTAAAGCGTTCTTTAAAATCTACTATTTGCCCATCAGCGGCTCTATGAGCTGGGCGCTCTCTACCATCTATAGCTGTTGTCCACTCTTTTTGTAGGTTTTCCTGTCCAAACATATCAGTAGCACTTTCTAGCGTTGCATAGTTAGCGGCATTAGTTGCCTCAGTTCTAACTAAACGCTCTGCCTGGCTTTTAGAATACTGTGCAAACTTCTGGCGCAATATCCTCCCAGCCTCTCTTTCATTCATAGCCATAAACTCTGGATCAGAGGATAGGCGTTTAAATATGCTTACTAGTGTAGCTTTAGCAGTTCCCTGGACCAGTACCACCCTCTCAGCTGCTATCTGCTGGCTAACTCTAGCAAAGCGCTCCGCCCATATATCCTCATAATCAGATACATCGGTTTGCTTAGAAATTACTTTATCAAAGTTTTTAGAATACCACTTGGCAAACTTTAATCCTATGTTTAAATAGATTTGGCGATATTGATCTGATAGATCCGCCACTCTAAACAAGTTATCAAACCCAGTAGATTTGCCTGTATTTAAAAAGTCCTGGATTGCTTCAGTGTATTCGCTTTCATAGTATTTGCGTACTCTAGCAAATTCTTTGCGCTCTGAGCTTGCTAGTAGCTTATCAAAATTACCTTTCCAGGATTCTTTGGCTTTTTTTATTAGCATTATCCCTCATTTTCTGCTATTCTTTTTGCCCAGGATACCATAGCAGCTCCTCCCCATAGATTGTATGCTACATACCCTTTATCTTTCCAGGGCGTATCTTTAAACTTAGGATCTATTTTAGCATTATCCTCATGGCGTGCTAAAAAGCTATTAACCCTTTTAACAGTGGATAAACTGAGCGCCTCTCTGTTAGCTAACTGCGATGCTCTCTGCCACCCTGTGGGCGTTCCAGCTTGTACCTCATCTCTGCCATATTTCTCACGCCATTCAATCATCCTTCTAGCGTTGTTAGTAGCGCCCTGTGGATAATCTTTGTAGGTTTCCTCTTTTGTTTCTATAGAGTTATAATCTATTGGCTCGTTATATCCAGCCTCTCTCCTTTGTGCTGCATAGAACTCATCCAGGCGATTGTTTTTAGCTGCCTCATACTCAGCGTGAGTAGCAAATGGCATATAAACAGTAGAGCCATTGAATAGGTGTTCGTGGTATCCAGTACCTCCCATCTCTATAGCTCTAGCTTGAGCCTCCTCTATAGTGGTGTATGTATCAACTGTATTAATTACCGCTGATTTAAATAGTTTACTTATATCAAAGTCCAAACTCTTTGGCTCGGCTTCTGGTATAATCTCACCTCCAATAGGTAGTAAATTAGCTGGTACATAGTAATCATTTAAGTTATCATTATCCTCATCTAAACCATAGCTCATAGCGGCACGCTTTTCGTTTGGCGTGATCCACCATGCCTGGCTCATTTGCCCTACAACCTTTTCCATCTCCTCCTGGAGTTCTGGAATAGCGCTGTAATCGAAATCAATGTAGATCTTTTCTCCATACTGTGGAGCGAGCCATCTATTCAGCTCATCTCTGATTTTATTAAGCTCTGGAATAACAGCATTTTGATAGAGCGCCTTTTTAGCCTCTTTCATATTGTTGTAAGTAGTACTATCTGTATTGTTTAGCAACTGTACTGGTACATTATAGATATTACATAGATCTTTGATAGTAGCGTTATATTGCTCTATTAATGATAGATCAGATGCGTTTAATCCAAAGTTTACCCAGCTAAGTTTCTTAGGTGTAATAATTACATCCCCAGCATTTTCGCTGCCCTGGTATTGTTGGCGGAATTTATCCTTTAACTGTTTAGCCTGTACCTCATTTAGATCACCCTCATCACTCATTAGGATACCTCTAGCAGTTTGATTCTGTAGGTATTTAACGCCAGTAGTTAATGCCTGGTTATTTGCATCCATTACTCTAAGTCCAGCCTTGAGCGGTGACATTCCGTAAAGGTGTGATCCTGTGCCATCGTAATAAAGATTAGCATCTTTGATATGGCATATATCATCAGCTGCTATTCTATATGTACCATTATATTGCAGCGTGTACTCTTTAACTGGCTCCATGATTCCACCAGAGTTGATCTCTACTTTCTGAGAGGGTAATATATACAGCTCCTTGTATTTGGCTGTGGTGATCGAGGTATCTGGTCCAATACCATAGATGTATCGGTTTCCAGTAAGTTTTCCAAATGCGATTATTTCCTGGATCCAGGAGTTATAACTTTGTGCTGGATTAGGGCGATCTAGTAACTGATGTAGCTCAGTATCCTCTAATTCTACTAGCGCTCTCTTTTGTAACATCTTTGCCTGGAGTACTGTATTGGAGTTAAACTCGCCAGATGTTAATGCTTTATATCTTTTTAGATCATTGGATTTCTGTACCTCGTAAACTTGAAACGGAATGTTTGTAGCTGATTTGGTTATCAGATTTATGATAGAATAGATAGTAGCGTTATATCTATAACCTTTATCTATGTAGGTATCATCATTCTCTGGATTCCAAACTAAGGTATCACCTAAATAGTTGTAGATTGCCTTATTAAAATCTATATGAGTTTTATTTGCGCTTTTAGAAACAAGGTTTTTGAATCTATCTAAGAAACTAGCCATCCAATACGAATTATTTAATTATACAAAAATAGTAATTATATTACAAAGAAATCCACCGCTTTACCATAAGCGCTATAAACGCAATATCTAAGGGCATCCATGAGGTGATTATTTTTATCTACTGGCTTATTTACTATAGTTCCATCCTTTAGCTGATCCCAGTAATAGCTATGGTATTCTTTTATAAAATTTGCTGATTCTTTCGATACTACTATATCATATTCTTTTAGTAAACTAATACCAGCATTAACTGATCCTTGCCCTTTTACTGCTGCTTTAGCCATTAAACCACCTCTGCGTAAATCCTCTCCAGATTTTGGCTCCGCTGCATCGTAATACAATATTTTATCATCTTGTTTTTGATCTATTAGAAAATTAATAGCATCGCTGTTTGTCATACCTAGCTTATAGCATAGCTCGTGAACATATAGCTTTGAATTAACTTTCCTTACTTCGCAAATCGCCAGGGGATCGTTGCTATATCCGAAATCTAACCCTAGATAAATATTATCTGTATCTGGAAAATCTTTGTAATCTATAAACTCCCAATTAGAAAATATTTGCCTTTTAGAATAGTATGCCTGTAATCCCTCACCATATACACGCCAATAATCTGGATCACGCTCTTTCATGCGCTCTATTTCATATACTAAGTCCTCAGATAAATGTAAATTATCCTTATAGGTAGTAATCCAGGTATCAGCATCTTCTCTAGGTATTACCTCATCATAAATCCAGTGAGTTACATCTGATGGGTTAAAATCTAATATCATAGATGGCATATTTTCTCTTATGCCTGTACATCGCATATTAATCTGGCGAAAATCCTCAAGGTTTAATTCATTTGCCTCATTTAAAAAAGCTAGAGATCTTTTCCTCCCTCTGATTTTCTGTGGTTCATCAACGCTTAAAAATTCTATTAAATGATTTTTGTAGCGGAATGTATTCTCTGCCTTGTTATGTACGCCAGCATAGTATGTACCCATATCCTCTAGGATCTGTATAAGATCTCTTTGCACCGATGCTTTTAGTGCTGGCAGTGTTTTTCTAATAACCGATATAACTAGTGGCTGAGTTTCAGTTCTTATTAAATAAGCTATATATTGGCAAACAGCATAGGTTTTACCAGAACGAGTTCCCCCCTGTAATACAGCAAAACGCTTTTTACAATTTAGTAAGTGCTTTAGCTGTACGTTTGCTTTAAGATTCTTTTTCTCTTTCGTGGATTTCAAAAACTATATCTGTTTCTACATTTGATGAGTGTTCTATCTCCTGGCGTTCAACATAACCTCGTTTTTTGGCTTTTGTTTTAAGCGCAAAAATTATAGATGTAGTATCCCCTTTGTTTATCCTTTCGACCAGTTTGCTTTCTAAGAAGTCCATAAACCTTTCCTCTGGCTCTAGCTCCTCTATTTCCTTTTTAAATTTTGCATCCTTTTTAATCCAATCATAATAAGTGCTGCGATCTATTCCGATAGCATTGCAACTCTGAGTAACATTCCCAAACGCTTTTTTATATGCCTCTTGAAATGCCCTTTTTTTAAAATCTGTGTTGGATTTTGTTGATTTTTCCATATTGCAAAATTATATAAAAACGCAGAACCTATACAAACTACGCTTTAATGATTATTAGCTGTGACTGATTAGCTAACTTTTGTTTACTATAAAGAACGTTATAGGTTTTTATAATCTTTTCCGTTTATTTTAATTTTTAAAGTGGGATCTAATTTTTGCATCCTATCTATTATAACTTGACAATATTTAGGATCAAGTTCCATACCATAGCAAATTCTATTTAGTTGGTGAGCCGCTACCATTGTAGAGCCAGAGCCACAAAATAAATCAACAATATTTTTACTTTTTTTGTGGTTTTTAAATGCTCTAGATGCCAACTCTGTTGGTTTTTGTGTAGGGTGCATATAATTAGAATCCTTTTTTATTTCCCATAAATCACTTTCGTTTTTAATGCCATCATCGAGTTTACCATTAAAAAGGCAAAATTCGTGTTGGTGCCTATATCCCTGTCCTAATCCAAAAACATTTTTTGCCCAAACGATACAAGCCTTAAATTCTAATTTTGATTGTAATATGCTATAAAACTTCCAGTTACACCATACATAGTAGCTTTTTGGATTTAACAACTTTAATATAGAAACAAATCCATTAATTAAATTTTCAAAATCACTTTCAGCTAAATTATCATTTTTTATTACATCAAACTTTCCACTTCTACCATTAAAGGATACATTATAAGGCGGATCAGTAAAAACCATATCAGCTTTTTTTCCATCCATTAGTTTAGCAACTTGATCTGAATCTGTAGAATCACCACATAATAATCTATGCTCTCCAATCTCTATTAAATCGCCTAATACTACATCTACTTGCAGATCATCTGGCTCCTCATAATCATCCTCCTCTGCCTCTGGTTCAAGCTGTGGAAAATCTGGTAAATCTAAACCCCAATCAGTAAGTTTATCTAAATCCCAATCATTAGCTACTATATCCCAATCCCACTCTCCATAGCCTAAGTTATCTTTTATAATAAATTCTTTTTTCTGGTCCTCTGTCCATCCTTTAATTTGATGTACAGGAACCTCAAAAACGCCAGCTGATTTTAATGCTTTGAGGCGCATATTTCCACCTAGTACCACCATATCCTCATCCACTACTAATGGGCGAGTTTCTAGCATTTCTGGAAATTCTTTAATTGATTTTACTAACTTCTTAAATTTAGAATCAGTAATAAAACGAGGATTTTCCTCATTTGGCTTTATAGCCGAAATGTTTACCTTTTTGTTTGCCATATTGTTTGCTTCTAATTATTTGTAAACCAATGAATATTAAAACCAAATAAGAATAAAAAAAACTGTATTGTATGCCTTTTATCATCCGCTACAACTTCTATCATTTCAATTTCCTCATTAGAGTAGTTTATTCCTACCATAAACCCATAAATCGGAAAGAAATCAATTTGGATCATTGTTTAATTTATTATACAAAAATACATAAAAATCCCAGATCGCTTGCTGATAATCTTTAGGATCGTGTAACTTATTGGTAGTATGCGCCTGGCTATCAATCACATATACTAGGATAAATTTACCATTCCTAGGTTTAGGATATATACGAATCCCATGCTCATCACACCATTTAAATGCCTGGTAATGTAGATCATTTGTATTTACTATGGGTTTTTTGTATATCATAATTTTATAGTATTTGTTTTCATTTCTTTTGTTTTTCATTTATATAAAACTTACACTCTCCCGAATCAATAGGAATATTTAAAAAATAAGATTGCCTATACTCATTTGGTGTTGCCATAAAGCGTAGGCAAGTGTTTTTTAATTCACAACCCTCACCCCTGCACATTGTTATATCTGCCATAATTAAAAAGGTATTTGATCTCTCATTACTGTAAATCTTTGTTTTTTCTCATCTATTGGCTGGTATATACCACCGCTTTTAAAATCTGGAGCTCTTG